GACTATAATGTTATATATACAAATGAAAAAGACGCAGGAAGTGTTTAGATATGACATTAGAATTTAAGTTAAAGAATGAAACTCTTATCTCTTATGCTAGAACTGATGATTCTGTAGAGGCTTTTGAGCGTAGTGTTGAGAATGGACAGACTAGATTAGCACTAGAGGTATTAGTTGAGTTAGTTGATTCTCTATTAGAAAAAATAGAGCAACTTGACGTTAAGGTCTCTTATTTCGATTCAAAGCCTGAAGAAGTAAAAAGCAAAGAAGATATTAGACCAAAGGTTAAAGTTACCAAAGAGCCTGGAGTTAATTCGGAAGAAGTATGAAGTTAATTATTGGATGTCCAATATATAAGAGAGATTGGATTTTACACCACTGGATCAGATGTTTAATTAATCAATCAATTCCTTTGAATGATATTGGGTTTATTTTTGAAGTTTCTCCTGATGATGTAGAAACAATTGAAATATTAGAATTATGGAAAAAGCTTCAAAAAGAAATTCCTTATTTTAAGATTAAAGTTCGAGATGATTTATCTCATTTTGAGCATGAAGAAAATAGTAGACAGTGGACTATTTCAAAATATTCTAATATGGTATCTTTGAGAAATTCTATACTTTCTCAAGTTAGGGAAATTGAGCCTGATTATTATTTTAGTTTGGATTCTGATATTTTATTAGAAAATCCAAACACGATTGAATTACTTATTGCTCATGTAAAACAGGGCGCTGATGCAGTTAGTCCTTTAATGTTTATGACTCCCATTTATGATATGTATCCAAGTGTTATGACCTGGAAGCCTCTTGGTCAAGGTCAGGCTTATAGAGAAGAAAGATATCCTCTTGGTTCCTATTTCAAAGCTGATGTTATCATGGCCGCAAAGATGATGTCTAAGCAGGTTTATAATAATGTAGACTACATTATTCATAATCAAGGAGAGGATGTTGGCTGGTCTTACAACTGCCATCTCCAGGGGTATGATCTTTATTCTGCTTCATATATTTATTGTCCCCATATTATGTCTTTAACAATGTATAACTCTTATTTGGAGCATGGGGATAGAAGATTAGTGGATTATGATCAAGCTATGAATAAAGCTTAATAATCCATTATAAATTTATATAAATTTGTTCAATGTTATAAAAATAAATTTACTATTATTTAGAGAACGTCGTTTATAGGTAAAGGGTTAAAATGTCATTAGACTTTGTGGAAAACTTTACAGTATTATTACCTGACTTTTCAAAGTCAGATATTTTATTTTCCGAATCTTTCAATTCTAAAAATGGATTAATTATTGAAGTCGCTGCCATACATGAGGGTCTAACTTCTAATTATAACCATTACTCTAGCCTAGAGCTAGAAAAGGCATTACAGTCTTGGGTAGAGCCATATCCTAAACCAATTATTCTTAACCATGATTTAAATAATGAACCGATTGGTAGAGTTATTGCAGCGAAAATGGACAGAGAAGAAGATGGAACATCTTTTGTTAGATTACAGGTTGCTATAACTGATCCAGTCGCTGCTCAAAAAGTTTTGGATAAGAGATACTTAACTGGTTCAGTGGGAGGAAGAGCCGGTAAGGCTATCTGTAGTATTTCTGGAGATGATTTAGCATCTGAGGACGCCAACGGTAGGCCTAGAGTTCCAAAGTTTAAAAGAGGTAAAGTTTATAAAGGGAAAATGGCATATATTGATATGCAAGATATTTCTTTTAAAGAGTATTCCTTTGTAAACATGCCAGCTGATTCTAAATCTGGAGTACGATCCGCTAAAAGTGATTCATCTGGATCTGATATTGCCCATAGTGATTGGGTTGCTCGTAGTTCCGCTTTTATTTTGCATATGGAACAAGAAGATATTACCTCTTTAGAAAGCAATAGATCAATTCTTAAAGAAATGAAAAAGAAAGAGTCTAAGCCAACATATCTTCATTTAAAGGGAGCATTTTTGACCGCACTTGCTCTGCATGAGAGCGAAAGTGATATTCATAAAACCCATTCATTACTATCTTACGAAGATCCTAAAGTTTTAAATTCTGAGGAGAATGAAAATATGGATGTTAATAATGAAGAAGACATTTTGGCAGTAGCTACTGGTCTTAGCGAAGATCTATCTAATATCGCTGCTGCTGGAGTTTCTGAAGGATCCGAAGAGTCCTCAGAAGAAGTCACAGAAGAAGTCTCATCTGTAGAGGAATCTACAGAGGAAATCTCATCTGACAATTTAGAAGAGGCGGATGTACCTAAGGTAGAATCCGAAAATGCTGAAGAGTCAGAAGAGTCATCATCAAATGATGGTGAAGTTCAAGAAGAAGTGCAAAAGCACGATGATCTCAAGGTTGAACAAGAAAACCCTGAGCATGATGTTATTGCGCTAATGGATAGAATAGCTCTTCTTGAAGAAGAGAACTCTAAACTAAAGAATGCTCTTCATATGACCTTAGTAGAAAGAGTAATAGATGCTAAGATCACTCTTGGATATGAAAATTCTGTTGATCGCGAAAAGTTGATTGCAGAACACAGTTCAAGAACAGCTGCATCTCTGGCGGATACGCTAAGAGATTTGGCTAGGGTTGCACCCAAGAGTCAAAAGAGAGTATCAGATTATGTTAATTTAATGCCTGAGGTAACCAGCGAAGCTACCGCAGAAAAAGAAGAAAATGTAATCACTTTAGAAGAAGAAATTCAGGAAGAGAAGATTTCTTCTCATGTGGATTCCTTTGAGCAAGTTCTTGTTGATGCCCTTATGGGTAGACGTAAACTCTGATATTAAGGAGATTTTAAATGAGTTTAGCAAAATTTCGTAAAGTATATGCCAAAACTGGATCAGGTAGATTCGTAGTTTCTGAGGGCGTAGCTCCCAGCGCCTACCTACTTCCCAGTACCGCACTTCCTACTTGGTACTATGACAGTGAAGATGATCGTTTTGAGATCGTAATCACCAAGGGCACCATCCTTTCTGTTAAGGCTGATGCTAATGGCGATGCAAGAATTGTCCCTGCTAATGGTAGTAGCAGCAATAAGAACTGGGGTGACGTAATGCCTTCATTCGACCCCCTTGCTGGCGCTACCCCAACTAGCACTACTGGTTCAAGCGAAACTATCACCGTGGATGCCTATTCAGTACCAATCGGATGCGCACAGTATGACCTCTATCGCCCCTTTGATAAAGGCACTTCACAAGGTGCTGGTTTCATTACTCATGGATATGTTGAGTATCCAATGGTAAATGGTGTCAATGCCGACATTACTGTCGGCAGTTTAGTCCGTGCTGATAACATGGGTCGTCCAGTGGTTTTAAGCACCGGTGATGCTGGTACTTATCCTTGGCTCCAGGTTGGCAAGGTTATCGAAGTTGAGAAGTTCGCTACTAACTTCGATGATGGTTTACTCAGCTACATGCAGCTTCCTTCTGATCCAGGTGCACTGAAGACTGTATATGAGCTAACCCGTACTGGTACCTACAGCGGCAAGCTCGGTATCCGTGCAAACCTGGACGTAACAAATGTTATTGGCGCATTCCGCGTTAATTTAACACTCTGATAAACCAATATAACACAGGAGGAATATTCCTAAGATGAGTAAAACAATCCAAGAGCTCCTCTCAGGTCTCCCAGCTTGGGAAACTGCACTGACTGAGGACGGGTATATCGACGTAGATAATAGGGTAACAATTAAAGAAGCTTTTGCATCTCCCGATGCAGCAGCGTTATTTCCCAAGGTTATTTCACGTACTCTAAGAGAAGCCGCTGAGCCACAACTTCTTGTGACTCCTCTTCTCTCAGTGGTTCGCCTCGGCAAGGGGCGCTCCTTGGAGTTCCCAGCAGTCAATGCCATTCAAGCAGCCGAGATTCCTGAAGGACAAGAGTATCCAGAGCAGGCACTCGCCTTTGCAAAGCAAATTGAAGGCAAGGTCTCTAAGAAGGGTGTAAAGTTAGCTTTCACTGAGGAAGTTATCGCAGACTCTTTATGGGACATTGTAGGCATGCACGTTCGTGCAGCTGGGCGCGCACTTGCTCGCCTTAAGGAGCAGATTGCTCTTAGCCGTTTCAAGGATGCCGCTTCAATTGTCTTTGACAATGACAGTGGCAGCTATGATGACACCACTGGTCGTGATCTAACTGGTGCCTTCAACCTAACTATTACTTGGGATGATCTCGTAGACATGGCTGCTGTACTAATGGCAGAAAATCATGTCCCAACTGATTTCATTCTTCACCCACTAATGTGGTCTCTCTTCCTCAAGGATGCAATTTTCCATGCAGGTGGAGCTTCCTCTAATGTAAGTTGGGGTATGCGGCCAGGCTCCAAGGAAGGAGTAGTTAACGCTACTGCTCCAATGGGTCTTAATGTATTAGTTTCTCCTTTCGTAAGCTTTACTGCCAAGTCTGGAGCAACTGCTGCTAAGTCTGACGTATTCCTAATTGACCGTAATGAAGTTGGAACCCTTTTGGTTAAGGATGACATGAGCACCGATCAGTTTGATGATCCTAGCCGTGACATTCGTCAGCTAAAGATGAAGGAGCGGTATGACATCGTAATGCTTGGTGATGGTGAAGGTATTACTGTTGCTAAGAATGTCAGACTAAGCCGTAACTACGAGGTTCAGCTCACTAACGAAGCAACTGCTGGCGGTCTCTGATCGTACAGTTTTCCTTAGGGTTGTTATAGTTGCGGATAATAACTCTGGTAAGAGGGACGGTAGATTAAACTCTACCGTCCCTTTTGCTTTGCGATTAATATAGATTACTATTGAAGTAGTTTTAATATTGGGAGATTAAATTGGCTCTTTATTTGATTGATAATGCGATTGTTGGAGTAAACACAGTCATAATAAAATTTGGTAGAACAATAAAGATTTCTTCTTTATTAAATGCAAATTTTATTGTACAGACAGATGCAGCAACCCCGACTGTTATCACTTCACCTTTTAAGGCAATACAAACTTTAACTGATTATAATCAA